CTCCGAACATTTTCGTAACTTTATTTAATAATTCTGCATCATCAAAGAAAATAGTAGGGTCACTATCCTTCAATAGATCTGAAATAAAAGGATCGTCTTGAACAGAGGTAGCTAGTTTCTTCTCAAAAAAGGACTTAGTTGCTTCCGCCACTTCTACATCATTAGATCGGCGCAAAACATCACCTTGATACTGATCTACTAGGTTTTCAGAAGCCTCTCCCATAGTTACAGAATTTGGATTTACTCTCAGTGCCTCTTTTTCAATAACATTACCAACTCCTGTAAGCATATCACTTTGGCGCTGGCGGAGTATTGTATTACCCTCCTGTCCACGAGATAGATTAATAGCTCTATCTGCAATATTACGAGCTTCTTCTTGAACAAAAGTATCAAAGTCAGGAATACTTTTACGCATACCTTGATAGGTAGTTTCTACATAAAGAGCAGCACCTTCAATTAGTGCATTAACTGTATCTACAGGAACCTCGCCCGTGGACTGTCCAATTTGAACAAGTCTCTTTGAGTTTGCATCTAATACCATAGACAAGTTTCTAAGTCCTTCAGCTATAGTGCGTTTATCTGCACCTGCTAAACGAGGGTCTAAAAACGTAGCTGTACCAATTAAAGCTGCTTTTTGAGCATTATTTCTAACAAAATTTCCATCAATAAGACCACGGGCGCCTTTGGTTTTATCGCCAATGAAACCCATAATCTTTCCGCCATAGCCCAGTAAACCATCTATGATTCCGTTTAATACTAATCCATCGGATAACATTGCAATCTCGTTAAGACGTTCTTCTGGCATTTCTGGAAAATATTCTCTCAAAGAGGCAGGAGTAAAAACAAGTCCTTGATCCCCTTCCTCTGAAAGTATGTTTTCGCTGAGAGTTGTAGCTATAAGACCGCCACCGTAGGAGAGACTATCAGTTGCTTTTCGTCCATACTTAGAAACACCACCGCCAGCGGCATCTATAACTTTATCTACGGGTTTTAGGGCTGTTGCTGTAGCTTTTCTTCCTACACGCTCCAGACCTATACCTGGTAAACCAAATGTTATGATATCTGTTGCAAGCGCTTCTATACCATCTTGTTCAAAATCAGGAACTGCATCAGCATAGTTACTATCTTCAAGAAAATTTAAATCTACATTTCCTATGTCAGCTTCCCCTTCACCGTTGTACTCAAGAAGGCCTACTGACTGTGAAATGATGGTTCGCATACCCTGATCTATAACACGCTGAAAGGCCATACTATTAGGTTTAGGTATTAACACATACTTTACTTCAAGATTTCCATTTTCATCTTGGGAAAGTCTCTTGTTAACTTTAACTTTTTTGTCAGATATAGCTTCTTGATCAACAAGACCATCAGGAATATTAATACCTAATATTTTAGCATCAGGTAATGTCATTTCATCTGCAGCATCATATATGTCTTGGGCATTAGACATAAAGTCTTCATAGTTCTTCTGGTAAACAGCTACTTCCTTTTGAGCAGAGCTATCACCTGTCTCTTTAAATACATAGTTGTTAATGTCACCTGCCATTGAAGCAATACGAGTAGACCAATTTGGTGGGGTTGGGGTATCTCCATAAAAGTAGTCATAGTCACGAATTAGATTTGCTTCTTGTGAAGCCTTAATTTCATCCGTAACATCATATGCAAAATCTCCTGTCCCAGGTATTACAGAAATATCATCTGGGTATTCTTTACTCACATCTTTTGACATGTCTATAGGAGTGCCGCCTGTCTTTGCAGCGTTTTCATTTATATTGCGGATGAACTTATCAAATTCAGATTCACTTTTTTCTTCATCGTTTTGTGAATCTTCTAATTCAGGCTCTATAGGCAATTCTATTTTTTCTTTTTCTAGAAACTTATCAAATTCACTCATCAATATTTACCTCTAGAAGTATAGCAAGATTTTCTATAGTTATTGGTATTCCTGCATTGTTGAAATCTTGAAGGGCGGCTCTTAACATACCTTTAGCATTTTTTGGATTTTCTGATATTACTTCTTTGTAAATTTGCAGAGAATAGATGCCTTCTATCTTAGTTTTTCCATTCGCCCAATCTTCAAGCTGTGATAACCCTTCGCCTTTGGAAATATCTACAGTAGATGTAGGTATCTGTGACAAATCATATACTGTATCAGCATCTAATGAGCGGTCTAATTCTACAATTTGATTTTCATCTAATTCGCCACGGATATAATCCTGCATCGGCATATTCCATTTAGCGTTAGGGTACATATTTTTTACATCTGCTCCTACCCCTAGGAAGTTATCTACTTTTGTAGATCGGGTTGTTTCAGACCGTTTAGTAAGGCCTCTAATTTGTGCATCAATTAAGCTAAGAGCTTTCTTAGGATCGCCAGATGCAAGTACACTGTCTAACTGTGCAGATAGTTCTTTATCAGATAGAGACATTCCACTTGAACCTTCTAACCTTGCAAGGCCATATGCGATGCGAAGTTTTAATGTCTCTGCTATTTTACGCTCAGGTACTAGGTCTGCTTTTTCTAAACTTGTTAAAGCTTCTTCATAAGAATAGCTTTTCCCCTCATCCAAGAATGCTGTAAATGTACTAGCACCTTCTCGTAGGAAACTTGCAATATCTGTTGCAGCAACTGCGAAACGGTTAGTAACTGCAGGGTTCTGTAAGACAATACCTTTAAGATCTATTAGATCACGAGTTAAGTTTGCTGCAGAAGCTTGATAATCAGAAAGATCTTCTATGGTATCGTTATTAAACTTGACGAAGTCTTTTATAAACCCTTCGTTAACGTATCTATAAGAACCTTTTACTATAGAACCATCTTCTGTTTTTATCCCATCTTTAACACGTCGGCCTATCACAGATCTACCTGGAATAGCCATTCCTTGATCATTTATAGGCATATACATTAATGGGCCTTGCTCTCTCTCTGCAGCCTTCTCTTTTTGATTGATCATTTCGTTCATGGTCTGGTTTAATTCAGCTTGAATCGTAGCCTTTTCATCAGTTGTCAATGTCGCATCAGTTCTAACCATTGTTTGGCGACCAATAATTTCATTTACACTATTTAAGTTTTCAAGATACTTACTTATCACCACCCCATCGGAGACAGGTTTGGCATCAAACGCAATTCTATCGGCAGTTGCATCTTCAAGATCTTTCATTTGGTCGTCTACTGTAACATCTAATGTCTCACCCGTCACTGTAGGCCCTTGAGCCGGTCCTACTATAGTCATACGCTTAGACAACTCTGCAAAATTAGTTTTTGCATCATCAAAACTATCTCCATAAGCAGACAAATGATCCATAGCAAAGCTCATAAAGTTAGGGTTAGTAGTATCCATATTATTTTCGGTTAAAAGTTTTGTAGCAAGCTTACGGCGCTTACTCACAATCTTTTCTTCTGCTGCCGTATTTTTCAATCCATCCTCTACTTTTTTAAGGCGAATTTTTTCATTCTCACGAGCTATGTCACGTTTTTCTTTAGCGATCTGATCAGCAAGAGTTCTATCATAGTCCTCAAGTTGATCCTTACGATTACGTTTGTATCTATCAGCTTCTGCTTCCTCTGCCTTGCGGGTACGGAATGCATCAGAAAAACTACTTGTAGCAGCATCAAAGAAATAATCAGAGTTACTACGTGCGGAGCGACGGAAATTTAATGCGCCGCTTTCTACTTTGGCTTGTGTATCACGCCATCCCATTACAGCATCTCCTCTTCATCTTCTTCAATTTGACCTAACATTGATGCTTGTTCTTCTGGAGAAGCACTGTCGTCTACATCCGTTGGGGGAGCCATAAAACCTTCTGCACCTTCAGGGCTTTCCTCTGGGAGTTCCACTTCTTCATCTTCGTCTTCTTCAAAGATGCCTAGCGCCATTTTAAGAGAGGTAGGTGTGATGGGTTGACGGTTCTTTTCTTCAATACCCATCTCATACTTTATATCGTTTTTCTTAGCTATGATCTCGATGTATCGTGCTAAAGGCCCTGCAATTAGTATGGCTATATCAATTGGAAATTTACCTTTAGAAATACCCTGCATAAGCATAGATGAAACTACAGTCGTAATAGGTAAGCCAATTTCTAACATAGAATAGGTAAGCTCTGCTTGTTCTTTTTCGCCTAGCTTCTCAATTATATAATCTACACCATCATCGTAATCTGTAATCTCTGGAGGCCTATGCCACGGATAGTTACGGGTATCAGATGTAAAGTTTTCTCCTGCGATTGGAGCGTCGAACATTTTAAGCATCGTCGTCTTTCTCCTCGTCTTGTTCCTCATCAAAGTCACCATCTTCTATGGCTTCCTCGTAAGCATCAAAATAAGCAGGGGTATAAAAGATCTCCCCTTGCTCTGTAACATTACTTGTCTCATCAAACATCTTCCCATCTAGGAAAGTGCGTATGGACTTAACGATTGCTTCTTCAAATTTCATTATGCTAACTTTCTGTAGTTAATGCGTAGATGACCGTCCTCGCCTACCTTCACAGCTTGCGGATATTTCTGTGCTACTTCTTGTGCTAAATATCCTTTTGATCGTTGGCCTTTAGAAATCTTGCTACCTTCTTCCGTCCAATCCCATTCATACAAACCTAAGCCATTTTCGGCAGTGCCTGTTCTTCGAATATTTTCTTTGAGAGCCACATCGGATAAACCTAGGATAGAACCCCAATCAAGACTTCCGGCAATGCCGCCTGCAATAGTGCCAAGGAAACCAAACAAGCCACCGCTACTGTTGCTTTCTTGTTGTCCTGCCTGTGCTTGGATTTGAGCTACTAAGACAGCACGATCTCTATCTGCCTCATTCTCTGAAGCCTTAAACAGGAAATCTAAGTTTGCATCTACCCTGTCCCAGAGCCTATTTAAGCCCTCCTGAGATAGGTCTAATATATTTTTGACATCAGTGCTTGCAGCATCAAATTTCATCTGTGTTTCCGTCTCTACGACAGACTGTCGCCACTTGGCATTTGATAGGTCAATGTTGTACTGCATGTTTGCGTAAAACTGATCACGATCATTCTCAACCTTAGCGTTAAACTCTGAGGCGTCATTTATCTCACCGGCGTTGAAGCGCTTCATTTCATTAGTAGCTAAGGCCGTAGCCTCGTTAGCCCGCATAATTAAGCCATCATAATATTTCTGCATGTCATTCTCTTGTTCAGCAGAGAATAGGCGTTGGGCGTTAACAACTTTTTGATCCTCAAATAGAGCATCTACACGAGCCTTCTTGTTTATAATTTCTGATTGCTGCTCGTTATCTAGGTTTTTTAAATCTAGCGTAAAGAAGGTCTGAGCGTTTTGAATTGCCGCTGCTTCACGAGCATCTAAGTTAGCCAATTCAAATTTAGAAAGTGTATTAGCTTTGTTGATGAAAGCTTCCTGACGATTATCGAGGTTCTTGATTGTCAGTGTTTGGAAAAACGATGCTTCTTTTTCTGCAATACCTAAAGTGCTTTCCATCATAGCATTAGAGAGTGCTGCAGTAGCCGCCGTACCTGTCATACCTTTAAATGCAATAGTCTTCTGTACATTACGAGCAGTAGATTGCGCCCATGTAGGTATCTTAGGATTACCTTGCCCATCTTTAAACTCGGCAGATATGATCTTCATCTGCCCTAAGATGGTAGATTTAGCGTCGGTGTAATTACCTTCACCTAATTTATCTGCAAGTAATTTACCTGCCACTGTTGTGGTATCAATAATTCTACTAATGTCCTGGGTAGCATATTGATTTAAAGCCTCACCAGCGAAATTCCTAGTACCGTCTGAGTTAGTACCTGTTGCAAGACCTTCCATATCTGCAAGAAAGTCATTAGCATCTACTTGGGCATTATCACTTACAGTATCAGTCTGAGCATCCACCATGTAGGCAGGAGCATCGATATCATTGCCTATCATCTTGGCATTAAAAGTGGCTGCTTGTTGATCATCCGGAGCTATTGTACTTGCTACATCGGTCACAGATGTAGCAGAATAGGTAGGGTTCTCACCTTGAGTAAATGCCGCTTTAGTAGCGTCAATATTAGTACCATCAGCTAAAGCATCAATAGTAGGAATTTTATTTGTAAGATTTATACCTTTTGCATCTAAGAAACTTTTAGGATCATTAAGAAGAGTTTTTATTTCTTCATTCTGTACATCAAGACCTGACTCTGAAAGAAGCTCCTTCAATGAATCAAGATCATACGTTCCTTGTTCTGCGGCAAGGTTTATAGCCTTAGATACCTGTAAGGTCTGTGCTAACTCCCTATCACCCGAATTCCCAGAACTCATAAGTGTGTTTAGCTGTGTGTAGTCTGTTGCATCTTTTACGTCACCGTTATCTTCTAAGGCAATGTCATAAGGAAGACCAAGCATGTTATAAGAATACATAGTGCCATCTGAACGGGTGTAATAAACAACACCATTAGAAGTTGCTACTGAATCACTACTAGGATCAACCCCACCAAGATATGAAATAACCCTACCTACAAGGGTGTCTGCAACAAAACCTTTCTCGCCTGTAACGTCGTTCATTACAGTACCGCCACTGGTAGTATATATAGGGTCACTGCTACTATTAGAGCTACCGCCACTATTGTTAGAGTTACCGCCGCCGCCCCCGTAGTCTACACTATATCCAGCACTTCCGTCTAAATTTGGCCCTTGGTAGGTATTATAGGATGGGTATGGATCACTGGATCCTATAGATAGGCCAGGTATACTTGTACCATCCGTAAAAGCATTTGCATCGGTTTCACCTTTTGCCATTATATTCATCCTTTTCTTTTTCACATGTGCGGATACGATCACGTAGCTTCACATAGTCTGTGATAACCATAGGTATGGTTGTGTAACCTTCATCTAAAGCGTCGAGTTCTTGAGCTAATGCTTCATTGGAAGCGGAGGTATACTGCTCCATCGGTGGGCAATATATTTCTAAATTAGTTCTATAAACCGTCTCCCCGCAGGCGGTCAGTAAGACTGCTGCGGTCAGTAATGCTATCTTCTTCATGTGATGCCATATTCTTGTAAAAGTTAGAGGCCTTCTTTGTGGCCTGTAATTCATCGGCTAAGACCTTAGTCTTCTCGATTTTCTTACCGTCCTTACGTCCCAAGACATAAAGAATAGGTAATAAGACGGCTAATCCTGCAATCAGGTACGTTTTAAATTTACCAACTATACTAAACATTAGTTTCGGTTATCTTTCCTTGGCTTTCTAGCAAGATACTTCAGTTCATTTTCAAGTATTGCTATACGCTGTTTGACACTGTTCATCTCAGAGATAGATTTAGTCATCGCCGCCATATCTCCCCAAACGTCTTCCATATCTTCTTGGATACGATTAATTTCGTTTTGATTTTCTTTAACATCACGTTTAGTATTTATAGCGTCTTCAAGCGCCATACGTGATCCGAGAGTGCTTACAGTTTTCTCTAGACCAGAAATAGTTGAGGCCTGTTGTGATACCCACCAGATCCCTCCGGCAAGTTGAATAAACATTGCAAATATTAATGCGAGTGGTATTTTCTTTTCCATTGTAGTTACTCTCTTTTGGTTTAGTGTATGCCAGCTTTGTGATCTTTAAACCTTGCGTAAGCAGCTAGACCTATGCCTGCAATCGCACATAACAGGAATATGGTTTTCATACTTTCAGAGTAAGGAACTAAAGCTTGTATTTGTGGTGTAATTTCACCTAAAGCAGTTGCTGCTCCCGCTACACCTGCACCTGCCATTGTCTTAGATTTAGTCAGAGATTTAGGGGCAGAAGCAGAAATCTTTTGAGGGGCTACAGCACCACCATCATCTGCAGGGAACTTAGCATCAGAAGAAAATATTGAAGCCTCTGCAGCACGTCGTCGAGTAAGACCTTTAAGTGGTGTTAGCTTACCGTTAACTCGTGCTTTATTCCATCGCATAATCTGTTCTGGAACTTCATCATACAAACCTTTATTTAACTTCTTCAAAAGTGTAGAACTACGGAAGTTTCCGCCACCTAGGTTGAATACAAAGGATACTAAACTATCGAATTGTCCTTCTGAAAGAGGTACAGAAACATACTGTTTAACTATGTCTGCATGTTCACGGATATCGTCTAATAAACGAACCTCTGCCTCTTCTTTTGTGATCTTCATACCTGAACGAACACCCTTGCAAGAACCCCATCCTATAGTCCAACGATTTGCAGGACATCTGTAAGAGGAAATCATTCCATCGGGTTGTACTTTATGTAGACCTTCAAAGCGCTTGATAAGGTCTATACCATGTTTAGATACTGATTGTGGGTGCATATTTATACCGTCTGTGTAAAGGGTGTCATGAAGCCTGATGTAGGCACGTTAGGTTCATTGTCTTTAGGGTCTGCCTGTATTGCAGGGCTTAAATTACCCATGCTGATACTTGCTCCTGGTACTGTTTCTAGGTTTGCTAAATCTCCTAGAGCTTTATTGATGTTGATAACATTCTGACCAATAGATTCACCTGTTTGATCAAATGCTCGTAGTAGAATGTTTCCATTGTTGTCTATTGAGCGTTGTATCACATTACCGTTATCTTCAACGCTCTCAGTGATTAACTCTCCGGTATCGTCAAAAGCACCGTCAAGCTGATAGAATTGCTGACGCATATCCATGTCTAACTCAGTCATCTGAGAAGCTACGCCTGCAAGATCACTTATTTGAGTATCCATAGTACCAGCGGTTTCATCAAAGCCTGTAGTGATGGCTTGCTGAGTTTTATCAAATTGGCTAACTTGTTCATCAGACAATTCACTCATCATACCTGATTGATTAGCTAAAGTATTCTGGACGCCAGTAAATCCGGTTTCAACCTGCCCTTGTATAGTATCAAGCTGAGAAAGACCTGACATAATATCAGTTACATCTAAGCTTGTTTCATCCAGTAGGTTACCCTGAGCATCAAACTTACGCTCAATCATAACGCCATTAGCATCCATTTCACGCTGTATAGTGTTGCCTAATTCGTCAGTACCAGATGTTATTAGATTACCTTGAGCATCAAAAGCATCAGATACTGCTGCAAAATCAGATTTTTGCTGCTCCGACATGCCATCTAAAGAAACACCAACTTCTAAAAGCTGTTTACCTTGCTCGGACATCACACCATTCTGTGCGTCAAAGCCTGCAGATAAAGCAGATGCTGTACTATCTATAGCTCCGCCTAATGTGTCAGCAATGCTGTTTTGCAGAAGCATCTGTGCATCAGAAGCATCGGTGAGTGTTTTTTGAATATTTGTTTGAGTTTCACCAATAAGAACTCCGCTCGCATCAAACTTTTTAGTTATTAGGTTTCCCTGTTCATCTATAGCATTTGTAACAGTATTACCTAGATCATCAGTAGTACGATTTATTAATTTACCTTGGTCATCAAATGCACTTGATACTGTTTTGAAACTGTCGGTGATGTCTGTATCAAGTGTTCCTATTGTAGTACCTAAATCCAAAAGACTTTTTGCATTTGTATCTAGTGTTTTAGTATTAGCATCAAATCCTGTTTTTAAGACACTATTTATATCAGTACCTTGCGCAGCTAGATTTGTTTCTAGGGTTTTATAAGCATCAAGTACGTCTTTAGATACGCCACTAAGATCTCCTTCAAGAGCCTTTTGCATATCACCAACTGTTTTATTTAGATTTGTCTCAGTAGTATCTATTTTCTTACCCTGAGCATCAAACTTATCGGTAATTAAAGTACCTTGATCGGTAAGTTTTCGAGTAATGGTTGTACCGTTTGCATCAATCTCATTTTCAATCAAAGTTCCTTGATCATCAAATGCGTCAAATACGTTTTTAAACTCAGCGGCTACCTCAGTATCTAAGGTATCTAAATCACCTTCAAGACCTTCTTTTAGATCCTTAATTGTAGTAGCAAAATCTAAATCATCAATCTCATCTTTTATGAAATCTTCACTAGCAGCAAAGCCGCTGTCTAAACTATCATCTACAGCTTTAAACCCACCTTCAACAGTATCGCCTAATTCTTTAATTTCTGCATCCGTGTCTGTGCTATATCCAGACAGTGCTTGAGCATACTCTCCTAAATCTTCTCGTATATTTTCATTTGCTTTTTCTTGACCTGTTGCAGCATCAGATCTTTGTTTATTTGCAGATTTAACATCATCATCATAACGGTCAACATATGTATCAAAAGAGGATATAAAACCTTCCTGATCTTTTTCAATGTCACCTGTGGTATCTGCTAAATCTTTATAATAATCGGCCTGATTATCAGACAGACTATCTAGATTATCTGATAATGATTTTCGGCTATCTGCAGCGGATTTACTTAGTGTATCTCTACTATCCTGCGCATTCTCAAATTCTGTATCAAGAGTGTCACCTACATTAGTAAATCCCTCACTTGTATCTTTTGAAAGAGTATCTAAGGAAGTTCCTAAACCCTCTGTATTATTATCAATTGTATCAGCCGTGTCTTGCACATCACTAATTGCATCAAGATTATCACCAACAGAAGTATCTAAGGTATCAAATCTATCATCATTAAAGTCTTTAAGATTTGCCTGACCATCACTTAACGTCTTTGTTTGATTAGTTAGAGATGTTCCTAAGCCTTGCTGACCTGTCATAACCTTACCAAAGTCTGTGGTTAGGTTTTTATTCTGATCAAGGAATTGTTTATATAAACCTGTAGGATCAGCGCCACCAATGCCTATTGCATCTTTAGTAGCTTTTGCATTATCCTTCGCTGCTTTTGCATCAGCACCAGTTGTATTAATACCCGTATTAGCCGTATTAATGCCCGTATTTAAAGTTGCAAAATCTCTATCAAATTTATCGTAGCGTAATCCTGCAGCTACAGATTCGTTATTAATCTGATCCTTTAGCCCAACCTGATTATCCGCAAGCTTTTGGTACTGATTGTCACCAAGACCTGTGTTTGTTACAGTGGTTTTTTTGCTACCGCCCATATTAAAACTCCTTTTTATGTACTCTGTCTGGCTGCTTAAATCTGCGCCAACGGGCCGGTATTCTTTTGCCCAAGGTTTCTTGTGAATGTTTCATCATACCCCGCATCACTTTAACGGAATGTCCAAAAGGA